AGCAGTTGGGCAGCTGCAGTGTGGTTCCCTTTTCCTTATCCCCGCCCAACCATTTGATGATGGAGGGGCAGGCCCCCCCAGCCGCAACAGCGACAATAAAAGATATCAGATAATCCAAGGCAATACACCCCCTTTCCTTACCGGTATAGGGGCGGTAACCTAGACATTATAACATATGCATGATTTTTATTCTACTGATTTAGGCATATTGACATTTGAAGAAAAATAGAATATGATGTAGGCAGCTAAGGAAAGTGAGAATTCCATGTGGCAAAACGAAAACCCCAGAGGGCCCTAATCCTCTGGGGTTTTCTTGTTCGTTACGGTGAACTGTTCCGTTTAGGCTGTTGCTACCTATTTATCCCTGTCCAGCCATTTGCATATGTAGTAGCTAACTACGCCTGCTACAACAGAGATAAGAAAAGTGAGAATAGAATCTGCCATGTGGCTTTCACCTCCTTTCTGCTGGAGGTTCGGCAGCTCCTACATCATACCATATTTCATGTCAATATTCTACATAAATTGCGACGTCGCAAATGACAGCCATGACCCGGACTGCCTGCGGGAGATGCGTGGATCACCTCCTTCTACTTCTTGCTTGCCTGTTTGATGACCTGGTGCGCTCCGGTTGCTGCCAGACCGGATACAATACCAATAGCTGCAGCGTTGATCACATCTGTTGCTGGAAAATCTGGCATAAGGTACATACCGGCCACCCCCAGAATACCACCGGTCACTCCACAAATTACTGGGATAACCTCATCCTTGACCTTAGTAGTTGCCTTACATGCCATGCCGCCCAGGTAACAGATTGCTGTGATCGCTGTTACGCTTCCAATTCCAAAATCCATATCTATACCTCCTGTTCTGCCGGCTCATATGGTAAAGCCAGACATCTGTTATAAAGATCTTCTCCGGTTCCATTTCCACCCAATGCTTTATATGGCCTGAACATATACTCCAGATTGTCTCTGTCTTCCAAGGTACAATATTTCCTCTTTAAATAAAATGTACATGCCTGGTAAAGACGGTCATGGAGGAGTGCCAGAACTCCTGCATTGATAGCATTTGTTCTGGCACGTTCTGCCTTTAACTGTTTGGATAATTTATGATATGCTCTGGAAAACAATACAGAGATGATCCCAAACACCCATGAAACCCAATGCACAGATATGTACTGCATGATTGATTCCATGACTTACTCCTCCGTGATCAGATCTTCGCACTCCAGATCGATCAAGACCTGCTTTACCTGTGGCTTGATCTTTTCTGGTACCTGTGCGTAGGTTTTCTTTCCCTTAACAATAAGGGTTGCATAAATGATTGCCATAGTCTCCACCTCCTTCCTCAGTAATAAAAAGAGCAGCAGTCTAAGCATTTAATAATTCCTCAACTTCCGCTCTGATTTTCTCTGGTACCTCTTCGATTTTTTTCTTTCCATTACGGATCAGATTTGCATATACTTTTGCCATGTAGCTTGCCATGATTAAGCCTCCTTTGTGGTTGTAGTGGTTTGGGTTGCTTCGTAAAGTTCAGTCAATGCTAACTGGGTGTTAGTGACTTCATCTTCCAGTGCCAGATTAGCTTCATACTGCTCGGTAAGAGCTAACTGGGCTTCGGTAAGCTGGTCTTCCAGTTCTGTTACCCGGTTCTGTAATTTTCCAATATCTGACTCTGGTAAGTAAGTGAATACCGGCTTTGGATCGTCTGGATTTGTCACATCAATACGTTCCAGCTGACCTCCGTCCGGTATGTCCACAAATAATGCCAGAAGCCCCTGTGGAACCTGGTCTTCTCCATAAAAAATTGACCATATTTTTCCGGTTGCATCATAAATTACTAATGCTTTCATACGCCTTTCCTTTCTGATTATTTATGATATACTGTTAATATCTTTTTATTTTTTTCTACAAATTTCTGCACCACCTCCCCATTACCTGTTGATAATATACTTTATGGGAAGTCAATATTCGGTGTTTCAGGTAATGTGAGACAATTTGCATCTCGTTATGGGCAAGTAACTTCAGACAGTAACTATTATGTAACATTATCTCTTGGCTTTTATATTCAAAGTTGGATGTTTATGGCGGAAAATGGCCCACATGACTTATCTACTTCTTGCCCTTGGAATCCGACTAAGCAAGGTATAATATTGCCCAATTATACATTGGTTTCTCCAACTCGAAGCGGAACAACTTTTAAAGTAAAAGTTACAACCCCAAATAAGAAGTACAATTACTACGTTACAGGATACTATTAATAATAACCAACAATTCTAACGCTATGAGAGCCATCTTGTCTCACTGGCATGACAATGTTGTTATAACCATATCTTGCTGGACCAGTATTAGGCTGATAGCCCATATTTCCATAAACAAAATAGTTATATCCATCGTAGCCAGTAAAGCTTACACCTTTACTGAGATAGGCATATGCGGTTACAGAGAGTGGTGTAAACCCAAATCCTGTTATTTTTAAATAAGGCAAATATGTTGAACCATTGTTCATAACATATGTAAATGTTCCAGAGCCACTGGTGTTTACGTTCCCAGTCCAAACTGCATACTTGCGCACATTACCTGAAACTCCAAAAATGGACTTCCCATAAAGTATATTATTGCCAGTTAGATTTCCATCACCTTTGATAACAATATTACCGGTCATTTTCTTACCACTACATGATACTGTCTGCTGAGCTGCCTTAGGCGTATAAGTTCCACCGCCCATCGTACCCATGGTGCCGGTCTGCTTGCTTTTGGGATTGGTGGTATAGAAAGTTTTGCCTGATAACACATCACCGGCTCCAGCATCGCCACTGAGGGTTAGTGTACCTGTTAAAGGATTGCCATCCTTATCTACGATCACTTTCCCAGATAAGATATCATCTGCTTCAGCTGTGATCACATCTAAATCGGCACCTCCGCCTCCGCCAGTCATTAATATTCTTCCCATTGTTACACTCCTTTTAGCCCGATCATAATGTCAGTTTCCGGCTTTTTGTAAACCTTAAAAGTCACGCTGCCGGCTGCCGTTGTCCCCGTACCAGAAGCGATGATACCAAAAGCTTTCATATATGCCTTCTGGGTTTCTGCAGGAGCCCCATCTTCCAGCAGACTTACAAAGATGGGATTATCTTCTGCTGTAACACCTTCTACCTCAACTGTCTGGCTATATGGGGCTGCATCGCCCGTCCAGCCGCTTGCTGTAAGAGTGACATTAGCAGGTTCACCATTTATACGGTTGATAGCTTTGTTTGTGGAATTGATATCGTTTGCTCCAAAGGGATCCCCTTCCTGCGTATAGACTGTTTCATCTGTAATACCGGAAGTCCCATCGGCATTCGATGTGATCTTATATTTCCGTGCGCCATCATACATGGCATCTTTATAATCCGTTTTTAACATATCTCTCCTCCGTTTAGGGTAAATGCAAGCTTACGCCTCCCTGTGATCCGGCTCTGGATATTACTGTACATCAGTCTGCAGGCCTCTTCGATACGGTTCAGTTCCTTCCAGTCAATAAAAAGCTGGTTCTCGTAAAACGTCTTCTGTTCACCTACCTTAAAAGGGAACACACCTACACAGATATGTTCCACATTGGCTTCAAACCGGTTGATCTCATCTGCATAAAAGCCATAATCCGTATAGGCTTTATCCCCGCCCATATCTTCAAACGTAAAATCCGGCCACAGGATAAGCGCCTGACGCCGGATCTCATTCAGATTTCCTTTTATGCGGTTATAATCCTTGATATTAAAATAATCACTGGCCTGCCAGTCTGTTTTTGGCTGTTGCCACATTGCTCATATCCCTCCTTGCCTTTAGGGTGCCGGACAATGCCCCATTAAACTTCAATGTATGTTCATATATCCGCAGCAGCAGATCTGGAACGTATTTATTTTCCAGGAATGCAATATCATTTGCATCAATACGCGGCTCTCCACGATATTCCAAATCATATTCCCGGTCGGAACGCAGATAATCTCCTATCCATTCAGCAAGATCTGACGCATGCTTTAACGTAGATACAAGCGGATTTTCCCACGTTTCAACAGTCCCTGTGGGATTTAACTGTCTGGTCACAAGCGCCTGTGTTACATTGTATTCATATCCATTTATGGTCACTTCCGTATCTGCTCCACCGGCAACCTCTACCGTAACGTAATATGCACTGCTATCAATGATCTGGACATTTGTGCCACCAGCTGCATCTACTTCATAATCATAAGCCGCTGCATTAAGATAAAATGTATGCCTGGTTTCATCTGCCAGTACAGTTTCCTTGACCAGTTGCCTTTTCTCAGTTCCTGATGCATAGATCGTCCTGGTCATCTGCAGTTCACGGACTTTTGCCAGCTGGGTGCCTTTGGGAGTTTTTTTCAGTTCTTTGCCATAAGACAGTTCATAATCAGTACCGTCCCCAAATGTGATCTGTTTCAGGTTTACCCTGTTAAACGGTACTCCCTTTAAAAATTCAAGCTGCAGCTTATCAAATTCCGGGAATTCATGATTGACCACAGTAACTTCAGAAAGAGAAGATATTTTATACTCTTCCACCAGTTCCTCTCCCAAATAGGAACGGAATACCATACCAGACGGATGATTGCCTCCAAATTCCAATGTAAGGCCAAAGCACTTGTACCGCGCTTCCAGAACGATAGTCACCAATGGATCTTCTGTAAATGTCCCATCTTCATCAGCTACTGCTTCCGATACATATCCCACATCCAGATAGTTTTTATCCTGATATGGCAAAAAGAACTGTACAGCTGATGCTTCTGTGTGATTCTTTTCCGGTGTGGCATAAGTGCTTTTTTCTGTTGCATCTAGTACTGAAGCCGTATTAGAAAAGTAAGTTTCATTTGCTGAACTTGCCTGCATGTCCGGTATAAAACTGGACTTCATAAATATATTTCCATTCCGGTCCTGGTAAAGAATACAGCGTCCGGCATTTGCGATCAGCTGCAGTGCTTCTTTATGGGATACTACTGGCATTGGATTATAAACCATAACATCTTTTAGATAATTATCAAGCCAATAGGTACGGCTGTCTATTCCGGCATCGCCAAAGACATCAACTGCAAGATCATACAGGCTTATTCCATCAGGATAATATTTTCCGCGGCGGTAAGTTCCATCCATGCCATCAAAACGATCCGTAGCAGTAAAACTCATTTCTTCATCATCTGCAGACCATTCCCGCAGATATACCGTGGTACCGGGCATCCACTCCACATTTCCATCATCCAACTCCTGACCGTAAATTACATTGATCTCCTGGCCATTTTCCAGGAAATTTACCGTACTCTCTTCATTTTCAATGTCATATGCACGGTTTTTATTATCAATGGTTATGTTCAGATCAATGGATGGCAGATCTTCCATAACAGGACTGATCCGCTCTTTCTTTGTGGCTGACAATATCTTCTGGTTATCAAAGTAGATACCGATCCCCATCGTGATACGGTGGATCCGCAGCCGACTTTGCCCATTGACCATATCCTTTGGCACAAACCGGAGAAATGTTGCACCAGGAAAGATTTCTTCCGTCACAAAATGCCCTGTATCATTCCCTGTGATCTCAACCGTATGTTCATCTGATACAATGGAAAAATCCACAGGATACGCTTTGCCAAATTCTACTGTGAGACCTTTTATATCGTGCTGTACCGGAAAACGGATCTCAACCTCACCTAAAAGATCATCTGTAACGATCCCCTGGTTAAGGACTGCATCCTGACGTTCCCTTGGCAAAAAATACATACTCCCATCTACGGTACTGTAATCCTGGTCACAGGTTTCATACAGTTCCGAAACCTCATAGTTGTTGAGTGGCCAGGTCAGATTGCTATAATAAGCATATTTCTCCTGGTCAGGTATATAAGCAGATGCCTGGGCCTCCTGATTGATCAGGCCAATACTGACGCGCATATAGGAATGATCACGATACTGCTTTTTCATTTCCTGTTTATATGCATTGCTTACAGCTTGCATTATTCTATCACCCCGCAGTCTATGATGTTGACCTTACAGTCCCGGTACTTTGTAGGAAGCCCTGATCCATTAAATTCGACCGGCGTGGCTGTACGGTTTCCCGGATACATGCGGATCGTCTGGAAACGATTGTTTACCATATCCGGGATCCGGGCGGTCACTACAAATTTGTCAAATTCCTGCAACATAGCTGACCAGGTAGCTGCATCCAGGAATTTCCACTGCAATGCATCGAATTTATATTGATCCCTGCCAACCTTCTGTCCAACAAATTCGCCATTTGCGTTTTTTCCGGAGCTGACATTGGTTGCGACCACAAGATTACCACCTACATCAGGAGCCGGGAACTCCCGGCCATTGATCGTTATTACTGCCATTTGTTGCCGCCTCCTTACGTTGTTCTTAACGTGTAACCGCTTCTCTTTTCCAGATCCGTCAGTTTCTTCTTTACATCACGGATATCAATGCTCACTGTCAGGTCCATGGCCTCGATTAGGTCCACAATGCGCTCCAAGAGTTCCTGGATGCGCGCGATACGTGAATCATCCATACCGGTACCATTCTGTGATAATGCCACAGCACGGCTTACCAGGTTCATAAGCCTGTCATCATCATTTTCATAAACAGCTGCACGGCCTGTTACTGCCAGCGGCGGTGCTGCATTACCTGCTACACTTGACATCATGGATACAAGCGGAGCCATACAGGAATGCATGCCGTTCTGGACTGCCTGGGTAATACCCTGGGTGATCTGCTGGTTATTTGCAACTGCTGCACGGCCGCCCCAGCTTCCAACCATCTCCGGGATACCGTCCTCACGGGCTACGAACATCTGACCAGATTTAGGGAAGCCACCGGAAGCATGACCGGATACCGGTGAATTGGTACCATAATCCCAGTCATCACTGTCATCTGCCTCATCATCTTCGGCGTCTTCTTTGGCACTCTTGAAAATACTCTTCGCGCCTTCCACAATGCCATCCCAGACACCACCAACAAAATCAGCACAGCCCTGCAGCCATCCGGCAATGGAACCCCAGACGGATTTTAAACCGTCCCAGAGTTTGTTCATGATGCTCTTTCCGACCTCGATCATTGCATCCGGTTTAAACACTTCTTTGATCTTTTTCCAGATATCTTCAAACCAATCCTTGATAGCGTTCCATTTTTCTTCAATGGTCCTTTTTACACTGTCCCAGATTTCGGAAAGCTTGTCTCTGATTGCTTCAAAAATGGATGTCGCAAGAGCTTTGATTGCATTCCATAGGTTAGATGCAAATGCCTTGATCTGGTTCCACTTAGTTTCCCAGGCTGTTTTTATCAGTTCAAGCGTACTGGATATGAACACCTTAACCGCATCGATGGCATTATTTATTGTCTTTTTAATTGCTTCCCAGGCTTCGGCTGCAAACTTTTTGACTTCATCCCAATGCTGATACAGAAGAACTCCAGCCGTAATCAGCGCTGTTATAGCAATGATAACAAAACCGATCGGACTGGTAAGGAATGCAATAGCAGCTCCTAACGCAGTTGTAACCGTCGTTGCGATCGCACATACAGCATTCCAAGCCACTGTAGCTGCAGTCATGGCAATCTGAGCTGCGGTATCTGCTATCTTTGCTGCTGTATTGATAACAAACTGGGCCGCCTGCTGCACCAGTGCCGCTGTCCCTTGCGCCAGGTTTACTACAAAATCTTTGGCATACATAGCAACAATAGCGGCTGTCTCCAGCTTATCTGCTATAAGCGCTGCTGTATGTGTTGCAATAGCAGCCGCATTTGCTACAAAACCAGCTACCATTCCAGAAAGCATTGATACGACGCCACCAGCATTAATGATGAATTCACCAAGTTTTACAACTTCCCATGCCCCAAAGAAAGCAGCAACAACTCCAATAGCTCCGTCAAAGCGTGTCTGAGTTTCTGTTATCCAGTCCACAACTGAGGATATCGCTTCTGTAAATGCATCAAATACTGGCTTTGCAACAGTATCATAAGCTGTATTCAGGCCATCCCATATCTTATCAATTAATTCTTTCAGCTTATCAAATATAGGCTGCAGTTCGTCTAATAGCCCCTGTATCCGTTCTTTGATCTGACCAGCATTATCGGTTATAGGCTTTGTTATAACCTGGAGCAGATCCCGGACAAATTTACTGCCTAATTTTGTAACTCCCATAAAGGAACTACTGAAAATACCTATTATATCAGCTGTGATCTGTTTCGCTGAGTCACTGCGAAATACAGTAAAGATCCCTGCAATGGAACTTGTGAAATTTCCAACTAATGTCGCAATCTCACCGCCAATATTAAACATCTGGACCAGATAGTCTTTAATGCGGCCTTTATTCTGTTCCAGGTACCTGCTAATACCGCCCAGAAGGTTATCTGCGATCGTTGCACCGATACTTGCTACAGAACCTGTAACTTGTCCTAAGGACTGGGCCAGTGTATTGGCAAAACCTAAAGCCGCTGTCTGCACATCAGAATCAGTAAAAATATTCCCAAGGCTGTCTTTTATGGACTGGATGCTGCTTTGGATCGAATCAAATACAGATGTGTCGCCAAAAGCATCCCAAAAACCACTTGTAAAAGAATCTTTTAACTGGTTCAGCAGGTCAGCTATCTTCCGCAGCTTACCACTGACTATATCTTCCTGTTCCGGAAGTGTTCCCATATCAAAGTCATCTGCATTGTAGCCGCCTGCTCCACTACCGCCGGATCCACTTCCACTATCTGAGCCACTATCAGGATTTAAGATATTAAGCTCATCAATGCCTGTGGTCGCTGTTTTAATATCCTTAGCGGCTTTCTTTGTAGCATTTCCGGCACCGGTTGCAGCCGTTCCAGCTTTATTTGCTGCGGCAGCTACAGCTTCCATGCCAGCTGCAGTTGCGGATGCTCCTGAATCTTTACCGCCAGACATCAAGGCAAAAAAGGCTTTAAATGCATTCGCCAGGCTGAGTATTTTACCAATGACTGCATTGATCACCTGGATGACCGGGGATAATGCAGCTATAAGGCCCTGGCCTATGGTTGCTTTTAAGCTGTCAAACTGTAACTGCAAGATGCGGACCTGGTTCGCCCAGCCAGTGGATGTCCTGGAGAAGTCACCCGCTGCCGTTGTCAGCTGATCCTGTACAAACTTATACCGCAGGGCAACCTTTTCCATTTCGGACATCTTGGCTGTAGTCTTTCCGAAGCCATTTGCCATGGCATAGCTGTCAAGAGCCGTCTGGGTCATAACAATGCCCAGGTCTTTCAGGCTTTCTGTTTCACCAGTGAATACAGACTTTAACTTCGTGTATGCCTCATCCTGGCTGATGTTGTAGAAAGATGCCACATCTCCGGCAAGACCAGTAAGAGTTGTGGACATGTCATATGCAGCTTTCTCACTGAAGCCAAATGCCTTTGCCATAGCTCCAAAAGTACCGGTAAACCGCTTTGCCATGGTCTCAGACAATCCAAACTGAGTGGCTGCATTCTGGGCAAACTTATCTACCTGTTTGCTCATCTGGGAAAATGTAACATCAACTACGTTCTGGACTTCTGCCAGATCAGAGCCTAATTCTATACAGGACTTTCCAAAGTCAAATACTTTTTTGACTGCAAAAGCAGCTGCAAGTGCTTTGCCAGCTTTTTTTGCCAGATTCTGTATCCCCAGCATCTGACTGTCAAACTCATTCTTATTTACTACCAGATCAAGCCCGATCTGGCCTACGCTGTCTGCTGCCATATATGTCACCTGCCCTTTTCGTTAAGACAGGCACATCGGCACAGCGTCTTAGATCTTTAACTCAAATATTTTCCTGCATTCCTTATTTTTGCATTTAAAAAAGATGCCCTTGCATTTGGCATCTTTTGACTTCATTGCATTGACCGGATACCCGCAATACGGGCACCGGACTTTTTCATGCTTTACTTTTTCAATTTCAACCACCTCCGCATAATGCAGCGAACATCCTTTCCAGACCTTCCATTTCCCTGTCATAAGTCTCCGGAGTCATCTGCTCCATCTGATGTTTACGCCAGCTGTCATGGATTCTTCGCTGATCAGTGGTAAAATGTTTGATCACATTATCATCTGTTTCAGAACGTATCGCTACCACCCGGCCCAGGGGAGTTTCCGGTCCAAGTCCGGCCAGCAGGGAACGGAACTCATCCCAGCTGACCGTTTCAAACTCTTTCGTCCTTATACGCAACCCGTACTGCGTCATGAAACTGGAAATGATCAGGTCCCAGTCTTCAAACAGGTCGTAGTACGGGTCAGCGCTCTCCCTGGCCTGTGATATCTCCTGTGATCAGCTTTATGGCCTCCTGAATGACAGTCATCCAATCTCGAACCAGCAGTTTCAACGAATCAATTACCTTTCTGGATTTTTCTGGAAATACCAGTTCGTATAATTCATTCATATTTTCTTCTGAAGTTCCACCATTTCTTGTAACATTAATTACTTTCATCATGGTAGGAGCATCTGCATTTACCTCCAGTTTTTCTCCATTGATCATCAGGCATGGATTCCCATCAAATGTAAGCTTATCTGTAATATCTACTACTTTTGCCATTGCTCATTGTCTCCTTTTACGCTGCCACTACCGGTGTATAGGTTGGTTTTCCATAACAGGTAACCTCAAACTCCAGGGCATCGATATTCGTTGTATCACCGCCTCCTGGGGTAGTCACATTTACTACTACATCACAAGCCAGCTTAGCCCCGGATGTCATGGTCCACTCAAACTTGGTCATTACATCCTGGCCAAATTTCCATGCAAGGCCTGCGATATAATCATTTCCGGCATCACCTACGGAACGCTTTCCCTTAAAAGCAAAGCTGAGTTTTTTGCCAGTCATAGCAGATTTGGCCCAGCCTTCTGCGTCCATGGCATACCATTCTTCTGTGGTACCGTCAATGGTTGGCGCAAAGTTCTCCAGATCCGCAGGCATTACCATATCGCCGTCCACGCTGTCCATACCCTTTGTACCAAATTTAAACACGTTATTGTGTACAGGATATACTTTTCCTCCTACTTCACTCATTACACATTCCTCACTTTCTCTGATAGATAAGATCCAGCCAGATCACATATTCATACACCCCATTATCATCCGTTCCTACGTCCTGAGGTTCAGGAACCATTAAACGCAGATAATTAATGTGGGTATCTCCTATGTCCAGACTGGATATGCTTCTAAGTTTCTCAAATAGTTGATAAGCAGCTTCTTCACTTTCCGGTTTGTCCCTGTTCCAATGGACCAGAAGAGAGAGCTGCTTTGTATCATAGGTAGTGTATTCCAGGCCACCTAAAGCAATATTGGGTGGTCCGGATCCACTTCGGTTATAAATACCTATGGATTTCTGCTGTTTATTATCCAGCTTACCGATATAAACATGGCTCTCTTCTGCAATTCCAAGAGAAATGATCCAGTCTTGTATGTCCGTTAACCGCAGCATCATACACCACCCGCCTTTTTATAAAACTTCTTAAAGGCTTCCCTGCAAAAACCGGAGCTGACACCTCCCGGAAGCCATGGCTCAAGCCATTTACCGCCTGCAAAAGGATTTTCATACTTCTGGAACTGATATTCCGGATGATAATACAGCCGCCTTGCATATGGCGTGCTGGATACCAGGCTTACTTTTCCGTTAGAAGCTTCACTGGTGTCCACGAAGGTGCTTTCATTCTGCAGGTTGCCAGTATCAAACGGCATGACCTGTGCCTGTACCACTTCCGTATGCAGCGCTTCCGCCGTCTGCTTCAAAGCAACTACTGCTGCACGGGTCAGCTGGCTGATACGAGGCATGTTCAGCTTTATAGTTGACTTTACCTGCATCAGATCACCTCCAGACTGCAGTAATTTACCGTACCGTCCGGATTCCTGTTCTTGCATCCCTGCTCGATCCGGCGTTCTTCACCAAATACCGTTACTGTTCCGCCACTTAAAGACGGCATATCTGGTGCAATGTCTCCCGTAAAAAGCGCTGTACCAGTAATCTGCACCAGCTTCTTTTCCGCTGTCAGAATGGTCTTGGCTTTATCCTGGAAGTTGCACATCAGATCTGCATCCAGGCTGTACTTCGGCCTTCCCTTATTATCCAGTTCTTCCGATTCCAGGTGGACGTGCACAGGCGTCTTACAGAGCCTTTTAGGTACTAAACATGGATATTTCATAGTCTCACCTCGCTAAACGGCAGCAAAGGCCCGTCTGGCACAGCATAGCGTATACATCCCGTTTCATGGCAACGCCTTTATCTGTAAACACGTTCCAGGAATTACCAAACTGCATGGACACACCGTTGATGCTGTAGCTCTGCAAAACCGTGTTGATCTCATCTGCATTTTCTGTCTCAAAATCAGCCTGCTGGCAGACCACTTCCCGGATCAGGTCCTGCTGGAATGCTGTCAGGTTAGAAAATCCCTGACCTACGATACGGTTGTAAGTCAGGGAATCAATGTGGTGGCTGGCCTGGCGGAGAGCCTTTTTAAGCTCATCCGCTGGCACAGCACTGCCTTCATATTCAGTCTGGTAATATTCCGGGGTTACATACGGCTCATAAGCCATAAGACCACCTCCGATCAGGCTCCGGTATACTCTGTAGTATCCACATCTACGTAGATGCTGTCTACCTTACCATCACGTCCATTCGGGAATACAAACACATCAGACAGGGAACGGTTCTGATACAGGTATCCGTCACCCTCTGTATGTGCTCCTGGTTCAAAGTAGTAGATGCTGGAGATCTTCGGAACAATCTTGCAGGTCTGACCGCACGCTACCAAAACATTGATCCTGTGCGCTCCTGTTACAGCAGCTACATGGTTTTCGGTATCCTCTGTCACCTTTTTCAGTGGTGCAAAACCGCCGTTCTCCGGCTCCCAGTCAAAGGCGTCATAGAAACGCTCATCATCCACTACTTCCATGATCGGCACGCCGTCAATGTCAGTTACACGGGTCTCAATTCCCATGCCGCCCTCTGCGACCTGGGTCATCTCGATCTTACGTGTAAATTCGGTAGACTGCTCCAGGGCATCCATAATAGCACTGGATACATACATCATCAACGTACCATTTGCTTTGTATCTTCTCAGCTTGCCCTTCGCCAGGATATCCTTCAGCATTCCGAATACTTTTGCCTTGGTATAGGTAGCAGCTGCTGTAGCACTATGGTATCCCTCTGCCTTCTGTGCTGCCTGCGCTACCTTTGCAAAGAACAGCGCATCTGTTTCCGGAACGACCTGGGTCTGCTCAAAGGTGCGGGAAATGTTCTGGATGGATGCAGTCGCATTGGTCTCATCCACATCTGCCTTATCCACCAGGAAAGAAATGTCACGGTCATGGGTAAGGGTAAACGGTACATCCTTCTGGGTATAATCGCCCTTATTCCAGCCGCCATTTCTGTTGTGATTTTTATATCCGGAAGTGGACATCTGGGTAAAGTGGAATGTCTTGGCATCTAACCACTTTACGTTACTTGTTACAAAGGGAGAAGTTAAAGTCCCCTGCATGAGGATCTCTAATAATTCAGGCTCCCATACCTGTGCATAGTTTAAATTTGGCATATGATCACCTTGTCCTTTCTTAAATCATTTGTTAGTTGTTCCAACGGTTCCAGCGTTTAGCCGGGACCCCTGTCTGCTGGGTCTGTGTTGCCTGCTGTGCCTGGCCCGCACCAGCATTTCCGCTTGCAGCTCCTACCTGTACAAAACCAGTAGTGCCCGCAGCCTGTGGCTTCAATCCCGGAACGTCTTCCAGGACTTTATTCAGGGCTGCTTTTAAGTTCTCTTCATTGACCTTTCCATCCTGTCCTACTGCCTGACTGAGATCTGCCATTTTGAGGATGTATGGAATTGTTTTGGCATCAATACCCAGGCTTACTGCAGCAAGTATAGCAACATTCTGGATCTGTGCCTGTTTGGCTGCCTCCTGTGCCTGTGTCAGCTGGGTCTGCATAGCTCCCACATCTGGAGTATTAGCGGCTTTCTGCTGCTTAAAAGCTGCGATCGCCTGCTCTACTTCCTGCTGAGAAAGTCCCTGCTGTTTAAAATAGGCTTTCAGTGCGGTATCTTCCTTGGCTGCCAGTGTTCCATCAAGCATCTGTTGGATCTTGCCATAGTCAATAGCTGGTGTTGATGCCTGCTGGGAATTCTGGTTCTGCTGTGTAGTCTGCCCACTACCGTCTCCTGTGCCCTGCTGATTCTGCTGTGCCTGGTTTTGATTTGTTTCTGCCATGTTAATAGTCTCCTTTCCATTTTGGGAGTGTCACTCCTGTTACTGATCCATTCTCATCGGTGTCACCGGCCGCGCAGAGTTTAATGCCATGCTCGCGTTTGGGCATAAAAATAACACCCAGGGCTTTCCTGCGTGCTTACTGCTCAATCTTATTACATTTGGTACAACGTCTTACATAACCGCCATACGGACCGGAAGCCCGGCTCCAGTGCTTGCGATAGTGGTGGCAGCACTCCTTTTTCTTGAAAAACCTCTGTCTGATTCATGATATAAGCCCCGTAAAATCACCTTCTTTCATTTGCGACGTCGCAATTATTCTTCATAAATCACATCTAACCCATAGGCTACCGCTGCATCATGCTCAATCCGGCACCCTCTGGCATTTTCCCAACCCTTACAGAAATAAGCTGCATGACAAAGGGACATATTTTCCAGACTTTTAGCAAGAAAGCAAAGGGGAATCTGTACCACTCCACGCTCTTTCATCTTTTCATTGCTGTACCATTCATCAGTAAATAACGTATTCACAATTTCGTAGCCTTTGGCTTCCAGTGCCTTGATTGCCTGTTCTCTAGTTGCAATAATCTCCTCATCTGTTTTCCCGGCCATTGGCTGACTAAGCATTGCTTTCTTCATCTTCTTATCCTCTCTTTCTTAAAAATGGGTACAAAAATACCACCGGCCTACTGACTGGTGGTATTTACTGACCTTGTTCCCAAGCCCAATTCTTCACTTTTTTAAACGCTTCTACAGCTTCCTGTGGAACACCTTCAAGCTCGCCATCATGAATACATTTTGCATACGGCTTATAAGTTTCCATCGCCTTTTGAATCTCCTCCGGATACTTGCGAATTACCATGTTTCTTCCCTCTTCGATGTTTTACCATATATTCAGCTTCAACTTCATCATACCTATCAATCCAGAACATTTGATCTGCGTAACTACTTATGTCGCTTACATTGTACTCCGTGATACCTGCTCTGTCAATTGTCTTCTTTGCTTCTTTACAAGCATTCTCTATATACTTACCATAGTTTTTTCTTGTAATTTCACCGTATCGTTTTCTAAAATTTTCAGCCTGCTTCATATGCCACATCTCATGAAATTCAACATTTCCTTGATCTTTAATCACTTTACTGTCTGCAATCTGAGGGATATAGAAAACTACATTTTGTATGGCGTCATACTTCCCATACGCTGTAGGCATTTCATCTGGCGAAACTATAATAATTTTAGGCCTTCTCTCCAGCGAAACTTCCCACTCTTTTAAAGCCTGCTCCGTTCTCTGATTCAATGTATGCAACGCACGAGGTTTTATATTCGTCTGATTGGAAATGTAAATCTCTGAATAGCTTTCAACTCGCTTAATGTTTATTTTCTGCTGCTGTTTAATAAATATTGTTGATGCTTCACCTCTGGTAACTGGTCTGTACGCCTGGTCTTTCCACTCTTCCGCTTTTATCTGGTATTCTTTTTGATTCTCCTTATCCAGCGAATACTCTGCCAGTCTCCCATACTTTTCCCCCTGGCGCTCTGCATACTGTTGCCTGGCTTCCTGCTGGTTCTGAAGTCCAATCTCTTCCAGATCTTCTTTAGTCCAGGTATCATCTGCGGTAGAAATACCAGGGAAATATGTAGTATGGCTGTCCTTGCATCTTGGATGATAAAGCCCTTTGCTGATTGCATAACTCATCAGCGGATATTTCTTCCCAGTCTCCGGATCCACGCCGTCCTTGCTACCACCGCTCCACACATCATCGATCAGGACCTTACCAACAAAAGGAAGGCACTTAGGACACGGGTTTCCACGCTTGGCCATGATAACTGTTGTAACTCCCCACTCCTGACGTTTTTCGCCTTCTCCCTGCAGGTAAGCTCTTTTACTGGCTGTCCGGATCGCCATATCTGCATAGTCTGAAAGCGTATGTCTGGCACCGTTGGCATACTCCACGCAGTTAAGACCACGGGACAGCATATCTTTGGTAGCCATGTCCACAGCCTTTTCATAGGTCCCGGCACCTGTATTGGCATATACCTGGGCATTGAAGATCGCTTTTCGGTAATCATCGTTAGCCTTGCGAAGCACCGCTGTTTCCACTTTCTCCATATCGTCTCTGGTGGCTTTGATCAGCGCTTCCAGTTTACGGTCATTCAGCTTAAAAAACTCTGCCGTAGCTCCCGAGCCAGTTTTCTTAGCCCCCTTAAATCCTTTCTTAATCGCCTGAAGTATACGCCTTTCCTGCTGCATACCGCCTTTTGACCGTGACATCCGGATCAGACTGTCAATCTGGTCATTAATACTTTTAAACTGCTTGCTGTATTTCTTCTGGTTACGGACTTTGTACTTTTCCAGAGCTTTCAGCTGCTCTGTCTGCCACATGGACCAGTTATAACCTTCTTTGGTTTCCTCTGCCCGATGCTGGTCCATATTCCGGATCATAGAAGCTATCAGCTCATCCTCTATCTTTTGGAAAGCTGCAGCAAGATTGTATTCATTATGTTGCACTCATCAGCGCCCCTTCTGCGGCATCCTGAGCCACCTCTTTTAGTATTGTTTTCCTGTTGGCATATACTTTATAGCCCTGTGCTTTAAGTGCTCTCATAAAGCTCTTAAACTGTGTTACGCTTTTACAATGATCACACCTCAACTCTGCATAGTCATTTTTCTCAATGGCATAAATTCCAAAAGGTACCTGCTCACTGGCTATTTCCAGCAGCCCCTGATACTCCTTCTGGCTCATTCGGTAAACCCGTTGCATTATTTTGACCTGCATCCCCATTACCTCCCAGATTGACGTCAAAAATACCGGCAGCCATATTGACTCCCGGTTCTTCTACTTCTGCAATACCCTGTTCTGCTTTCAGACGTGCTATTTCTTCCTGTTTCCACTGATCATCCCTGGAATCTCCATACAGTTCTTCCACCTGGGCTTCCACACTCATCAGTGCGACACCAGGCCTCGCTTTTGCCATTGTCTCAACCTGACTTTCAAAAGAAGGATTCGCGTACTCACCAAAGGGGATATCCACCTTAACATCTTCTACAGATTTTTTCATCAGGATGTTGTATGCATTAATGGCAGCACTGACCAGTTTCGGAAGCTTCTCCTGCAAGGCTTCCACGATAGCATTCCTGGTGTAAAGAGTTGTCTTTTCCTTCTCTCGCTGTGCTTCTGCATTATCCAGCTTCTTAACATCAATTCCCAGTGTACTTGGGCTGATGATTCCCTGCAGGCAGAGATCCAATGCGGTCACATAAGAGGCCAGATAACTGTCATGAGGGATTGTTGGCTGATCTGTCTGTATCTTATTTTCAGCCTTTTCTGACATGTCATTGTCACCAGCAAAAAAGCGGCAGTCAAAGGAATTAGCCTTGAGTGGTGCGCCGGTCTCTGGGTTTTTAGGAACCAGGCATTCAGGGATGTATGTCTTAGCCCTTCCTGCTCTTAAAGCATCCATCCACTGGGACCATACCTCATCCAGCGCGTCGAAGCTGTCCAGTTTACCATCAAAGACTGATCCACCTCTGCCTTCATACTTCGCTGATTCGTATACGTTGATCGGTACTGCAAGGATCATCTGCTTATCAAATGAAACATCCTGAAGCGCTTCTGTTTCCCTAAGAAGAGCTTTATTTACCAACGTATTACCCTGATACAGTTCATTGATTATATAACCATATCCGTATCGTTCATTTAATACATAAATTTTTCCACCGCTTTTGTACGGCGTCTTAAAGATCACTTCCTGTATACGGCCACGTCTGCGTATGATCTCGATCCGTTCCCCTGGATACCATTCCAGGATAGGGAATTCACTTACCTGCGTATCAATAGTCACTTTAAATGCACCATCTCCGATACAAAGGATCTCTTTTAAGGCTTTTTCCATTTCCTTACGGAAATCATTTGCCTGTGCTATGCTTTCCCACAGCTGTTCCTGCTGATCACTGTCAAAATCAAAGTCATTCATATCCGCCATGGTAATAGCTGCCAGTGTTCGAACGATCAGCCCTGGAAGGCCCGTATGCACCTTGCGCATTTCCAAACCAGGTGTACACTTGCTGGCCCAGAATTTATATTGATCAGCACAGTCATGCACTTCCCTGTACAGCTGCTCCAGCTCATTGCTGTCACCTCTGTACCAGATCCGGTTACGGATCGCACTTGTCTCAAAGTCTAATAATTCGTTGATCTGTATGTTATATGGACTGGCTGGAATCACGTTCAACCAGCTTCGTATCCCCCGCTTGATATTCTCGTTCATTTGTTCCAACCACCTCATTTCTTATCCTCCTCAAACCCGATCATGTTGCGATACGGTATCCAGCTGTACTGTCCCGCATTGATCGTATGGTCATTTCTGTCTTCCGGCTTATCCTTGTCTTCTTCCCAACTATATTTTTCAAGCTCAGTTAAATGTTCCGGGCACTCATCAACCACCAGGTAACAATCCTGCTGGATCCAGCCAAGCTGCAGTTTGATACGGTCCAGGATCTCCAGTTTCTTGTAAGCATCCCAGAAGTTATAAATGCAGCCATTCAGACGCCTGTATTTTTTAAGCTCCGTCATGGTTGCCTGGTCAGCATTGTCTATGTATACATCTTTTGCAAATCCCCACTCCTTCCGGCAGCGTTCCAAAAATCCCACAAACTTTACAGCTGTATCGCTGGGAGCAATGGGATTTTCCAATTCTGCATTGTTGTAAACCTTTTCTGCCAGCGTGATCAGCCGTCTGTCTTCTGTGATTCCCTGAAAGATCATTGAGATCGTATCTGGTGACTTGCTGGAATAAGCTGTATCCAGTCCGCAGGAAAACTTCTTCCAACAGATCCGGCCCGCCTTTACCTCTGCTCTTACCCAGGTGGCGGTGACAACATGCTTTTTTCGGTCGAAGTTTGGAAATACCAATCCGGTGGCTTTACCGCGCAGCCCCTGGATCTTATTCTTCCAGATCTTCGTGCCTTTCGGTGTATTAGCCAAGATTTTGTCCAGCTTTTCCTTAGGCAGGCCCAGATTATGGGCAAAAGAAAAGAACCAATGCACCCAGCCGTGCTTTGGTTCTTCTTTCAATTCATCTTTGATTTCCTGTGGTGTTTCCTCTTCCCACTCTGGCAGAGGCCGGGAGCAGTTGATGTACTCTTTATACACCGGTAATGACGGATCATCCGGATTAAGCGTAGCCATGAGATAATCACAACGCATAGCCGCCTCTCGTACAAAGTCTATATCAGCTGTGTTGATCTCATCAATATACAGGCAGCCATACTGACCACCCAGAGCCTTCTGCCATTTCTTCTTGTCACCGTAGCCCATCACGTATATGACTTTATCACCACCGGAAGTATGGAACAGGATATGGGGGATCTTATCGTCCTTAGTCCCGTTGCCGTTGTACTCAACGAGGACACCAAAATCATCCATGATGCCAAGATCTTTGTTGATGATGTTCTTCTCAGCGGTACCGGTATCCTTGGCTGCTATGATGTGCAGCTTCTTGGGAGACTCTGCCACTTTCAGCATGAACTTAAACAGCCCTACTGTGGTTTTTCCGGCCGCTGTTGTCCCTTCCAGGAACTCTACCGGCGCATCACATCTGAGAAAGGCTTTGTATTTATCTGATAACAACAAACGTTCTGCACTCACTATCCACCACCACGCATCTGCCGGATCAGGTCATCCAGCTTAGTCTGCTCTGCTTCCAATCCTGTAACTTCCAGCTTATCCTTAAACATGCCAAGATGCCGTCCCAGAAGCTCCAGAGCCTTTTCTTTATCATTCAGTTTGAGTTCTATACCGTTCTTTCCTTCTTTGATTCCGGCAATAGCCTTGATCTGATTCTCTGATAGCTTACTGGTGTCCGTCAGGATCACGTTTCCATGAGAGATCTGTACAAAGTCTGTAGCCTTGGCAAAGGCGATCGCAGCCAGTTCTTCAATCACGCGGTCCTGTGTGACCTCCGTCCGTTTCTGGCGCTCCTGCATGCGTTCTGAGATATAAGCCGCAACCTTAGCATTTCTTAGCAATCGACTTGCATTAGCCGCTGCTATATCATCATTCTTCACTCTTGGATAAGCGACCTTGTAAGCCCGTGTGGCATTCAAGTCAATGAGATATTCATCTGCAAAAATTTTCTGTTTTTCTGTCATTTGGGCTCACCTCACTTTCGTCGGTTTTGGGTATAGAAAAGGAGCCACGCTGGGTGGCTCCCTTACATTGCCGATTCAGACTTCTTACAAACTTCATTAGTATTCTTACAAATTTTATCTTCCTCAATACCAGATAAATGTAATGCTAATTTCACGATTAATTCATTTTTAATTTTTTCATCGGTTATTTTCATTGCTAAATCGCAAGCATTATCCTTATCCGAATCCTTTTGCAATTCTAAAAAAAATTCTGAAATCTTTTCGTTTGTTTTATCAGACAAATAGAAAAGCATTGCTGATACAGCCTCGATAACTGTACCTGAAATAACTCCTATCCATGCAACTTCTTTTATTATTAGGCTTATCCCAATTCCAGCAATAATAACAAATAAACCTACTATACACCCACTAAAACTTAGCCAAAACGCTATCTTCGACTGATTCAATCGTTGTGTATGATAATTTTGTTTCATTTTCTTATTATTAGCTAGTACACTGGAACTTATTAAAAATCTTGATTCTATTCCTTTAGTAGAATTCATCCTTGTTTTATCTACTGTAAATTTAGTTTGTTTAGCACAAATAGTACTACTTTTTCGTTCTGTAGTAGAGTTAATCATCGTTTTATTCCTCTAATAAATTTGCTACAATTGCATTAATAAAAACCGTATTACCACATTTTGAACATGTCACAGGTATTACAGGAACTATGGATGATTTAGCGCCCCCAAGAACCAAATTGCCATTATTAAATTCTCTTAGTTCAAAACTTTTATCCGTAACTGTCCATTCTGTCCCTCCACATAAGGGACATGCAGCCCCATTCCAACGTGTATTCAAAAATTCTATTGTTTTTTCCGCATTTATTTTTCCCATAGTTCACCCTTCCTTTACAATAAAATATTGTTATATTCTACTACAAAACACAGCAAAAAGGAAGCCCCTGCATCTAACAGAGGCTTCCAAGTAAAAAGGGGAAGTACAAAATAACAACAAAATCATCGGAACGGAAGGACTCGAACCTTCGCTTAGGATAAAAGCCATTGCTCTACCTACTGAGCTACGTTCCGTCAGGGGAGACAGCAAGCTTTCGCCTGCTGCCTGGTGGGGTTTGACGTAAGCCGCCGGCCGTATGCCTTTGGCTTCATGGTACACTATACTACTTCTAATCGTGACATGTGTGACATTTGGGACAAAATTATATCATATCTCCATAAACCTTTGATACTCTTTCTTTACGCTCAACTCTGTCGTCTTACGTCCCATTCTCTCTGCGACTTCTTTCCAGGTAAGCTCCTCAAAAATCTTGTATCTGATAATCCGCTGCATTCTTTGCGGTATCGTGTTCAGCCATGCTTCCACATCATGCTTGATCCGTTCCGCAGTCTGTAACCGCTCTTTCAGGATTGCTTCCAGCCGGTCCAGCTCATCCGGATCCTTTACTACAGGATATGCCAGACCTTCGATATGAAACGTCTGCGGTGTGTAAGGGAACTCATGTGAAGAACCTTTCACTGCATCCTGCTCAATCCTCTTCCTGGTTTTCTTAAGCTTCAGGATTTCCCTTTTGGTATCTTCCACCTGGGCGCATGCATCTATGTACTGCACCAATATCTGCTTGTCCAACGGTATCACCTCATTCCTGCTCTTGGTTTGTATGTACGTTCTCCCAGAAGATATTCCTCTTCCTTCCTCTGCTGACCTAGAAGTTGCCGTAACCGATTTAAGGTATCCCTGTTCTTCTGATCCTCGAAAAACTTCACCAACTTCTCATTCATCTTTGCCATATCTTTATTAATCCGCCTGGTTCTTCTGCTCTGTTGAAGGCTTGTTGCAATCCGGTTCCTTTCGTTCCGGTCCTTGGCAAATTCCATTTCATGAAGAAAGTCCTGGAGGCGCTTGTCCTCTTCAACGACCTTATCGCAAGCATACCTGTATTCTAAAATGCTCTCATCATAGTAACTTAGAAACTCTTCCAGAGCCTGTGCCGGTGTCTTTCTCTTACTCATCTGGTATCCTCCGCAGCTCCGGATCCGGGCAAAGGCTTGTCCCCGCATAGGCTGGCATCCTGGCTGACCAGGTTGTAGGCTTCGGCCCGTTAATAATCTCATGGTCTGATGCGGCTATGGCGCTTTTTCTTTGCAGCTGGTTTGCCTTTCTCTGGGCATCTGACTTTACTAATCCCATTCTTTATGTCCTCTCCCTTCTTGCGCATGGCAGCTATCACATACTCCACATTGGGATTTACTCGTTTCCACATTACGCTGCTTTACCGGTATGCTTCTGGTCTTTTCTTTCCAGGTACAGCTTTACCAGTGTGTAGATCTGGCGAAGGAACAGGCTGTCTTCTATGTGGCTTATGTTCTGGATGATGTACTGCTTTACATGTTTGTTATTCATAGGCTACCTCCTTTAAATTTCAGTTTAGCTCACTGTTTCTACTATTTTTTCAATCAGATATTTTACCGTTTCTGCCTGTGTATGAGGTTCTTCTGCATATTGCAAAATATCATCCGTTAAAAAGGTCGAATCAACACTATTAACAAATGTCAGGATCATAGCCTTCCGATCTTTCTGTGAAAATGTGGTAAATTCCACTTGGCGTTGAAACCGTCTTAAAAGTGCTCTATCTAAACGGTCGCATCGATTAGTTGCTGCTATCACAACTTGGCCATCTATAAGCCCGTCCAGTGCCTGCATCAGAGCAATTGTGGTTCTACCTAGCTCCCCATCGGCCCCAGTATCATGACCTCTTTCTAGTCCTATACAGTCAATCTCATCAAGCATAAGTACACATTTTTGGCCCTTGCAATAATCGAACACACGTTGCAGGTTCTGTGCTGTCTTACCCATATAAGACTCAATCAAATAAGAAAAGTTAAGATATGCATATGGCAGTCCAAGCTTATAAGCAATATACCTGGCAAATTCCGTTTTCCCAGTTCCCGGTATTCCATATATCAAGGTGCTGTTCGTATATGGAATACCGTATTCCAACATTTTCGTTGTTACTCTGACACCTCTTGCAATCTGCTCAAATATATCTTTTTGCTGCTTACCAAGATAATACCGATCTTCACGGAAATCAGAAACATCCTGCATATGAATTAGACCTTTTAAATTCGGTGGCAGTTCAAAAAGATTTACAGATCCATTCATCAACAGTTTTTTGTAATACTCTGTTTTTGATTGGTTCTTTTTCGTAGTATCGTTTACACAACAGCAAATTGCTTCATTCTTGGCATCCTGTATCCGATTTTCAGCTAAAGCTTTTATGCAAGCCAGCATATGATCGTCCAATCCCATCTAGTTTTCCTCCACTAAATCTTAATTTTGCTTTATTCTCCATAAACAATATTCCTTGCAATCTCATACAGATACGGGTAATCATGAGGGTTGAAATTAAACCCATACAACCGAAAGAATGCGTCATTGCTCATCTTGAACCATAATACAGCCCACTCAATTAAGCTTTTTCCTTTATATCTGCGTACTGCGTACCGCGCTTTTGCTCTACTTCGCGCTAAATTATGTACTTCCATGACATCCTCCCTGATCTTAATTTACTTCCGCTTCCCTGTCCTACTGCGCTTGTGCTAGGCTCTCCGGTGCTGGATACGCCCGTAACGTTCCAGCAGCCGGTCAATCTTTTCAAGCTTGCCTTTCTCGATCAGCGTAAACTCCATTTAGATCATCTTCGCCCTTCCGGATACCTCCAGAAAGTCTGTGGATCTGTACAGCTCTGCCACATCGCCCCGAAGGTCATCTTCCCAATACTGGCTCATATCCTCATCCATACATTTTAGGATCAATGCATAATACTCCTGTTCGCATTCCATAGCGGCTTCCCTGATATCTTCCAGGGTGAGTTTCCCGCGTTCTTTGCGCACAATCAACAGCCAGTTTCCTGCGGCATCATATGTTATTTCAGTGCTCAATCCCTTTTTCATGGCATCACTCCTCCCGGTACGCTTCCGGAAGCGGCATCCAGGCGTATTACATCATCCGGGCTGCAGCCCGTATCTTCATAGTCCTTAAGCTTACACAGCGCACCATACAGCTTTTCACCTACTTCTTTGGTGATTACCTGGCCTGCTCTAAGCTGCTCCCACCTGACACCCTTCAGGCACCAGTTACCCTGGTCATCCTTTTCTGTTAATCTCTGCATTTTATATTTCCCCCAACTTTATTTTTTTCAAATATCCGCATACTGTACTTTCTGCGATATGCATATCTTCAGCAATTCGTTTTCCAGTCCACCCGGCTTTGTAAAGTGCCTTTATTCTTCCAACATCGATCTGCTTTTTGTTTGTTGCTTCTGGCTTTGGTGGCTCCAGCTTCTCCTTAGTTTCCGTACCTGTCTCAGCTGGCTTCTCTTCCACAGCCTTCGGCTTTGCTACTTCTGCCTGTTCCTTCTCAGCTGGCTCTGTCTCTCTTTTTTCTTCCTCCAGCACGATTCGGAAGAATTCACAGCCCTCCAAAATCTTCTTCAATGTCAGAAACTCATAATCATCCAGGTTCTTAGGTTCCGGTACTACCGGCTGGAGCACTCCCACCATAAGCCCTCTTTTATGCAGTTCCAGTGCCTCATCTATTGCAATTTGTTTTATGATCATTGCCCTTCTCCTTTTTATTCAACGGACACCATCTTGGTGCGGTTTTAATAGTTAATTTGTCATCATATCTTCCTGTTCTGCAGATCATAGGATGAGGCTCGCATTCACTCCGTGCGAACTTGGCTTCATCATGAAAGCAGTAATAACGCCCTGGCCTTCCGTTCCCATCATAAAATTTTTTATAGCTGCAGTCTTTACAGTTCATTTCTTTTCCCCTCTCTGTATCTCTTTCAGCTTTTCAATTAAAGCTGTCCTGTTTACCCGGCAATCCCTAAAGAACTTTCCAGGCTCCAGAAGATACTCCTCATTTGCTCCATACCCTTCCTTGTACCTCATGGCAACATCAGCTTTCCAGTCATAGAGCATGGAGTGATACGTCTTGATAACGAAGCTTGTCCCATCCTGAAGATCATATCGGTAATACCGCTCACCGGTCTCCTGGTTATCGATCCAGAGTGGCCAGGTCTCATATGTATCAATAAAGGCTGCTCTCTGGTCATTGTTCCTAAGCGGTGGAAGCTCTGGCTGCTTCGGTCTATCCTTTTTCTCTTCCAAATCTTCCAGCTCACACAGCATGGAAGCCAAAGCACCTACTTCCAGCTTTTGCATTCTGATATGCTCATCTGACTTATCAATGCCGGGAGTTCCCAGACATTTGCTAAGAAGCTGCTTCTTTCTCTCCAGTAACTCCCTCAAAAGCTCTATATCTATACGCTCTTTCACTTCATCTTCGGAAGCCTCATTATCCGTTTGCGACGTCGCAATCTCTTCCTCTGTCTCAGGGCGATCAGCCGAACTGTTGCATTCAAGCTTGCACTCCCCATGTTTGACACACTCCCAGCAGCACTCATGGGCACAGTCCGTTCCACTTCCGGGCCGGTGCATGTATTCTTCCGGTAAAGAGCACGCATATTCTGGGCGGTGTAAGCAATGGCCCATTTGCTGCTTTTCGGCAGCTTCTACAGGTTCATTCCGTTGCTCATTGGCAGCAGTCTCTTCCGGAAGCAATTGCAACGTCGCAATTTCCGCATCTTCCTCTTCCATCAGCTCTGCAACCGGTATTTCCTGGCTAATAGGCTTACCTGCCACCGGCTGGACCATATTTTCATCCTCTTCCACATCAAACAGCTCCGCCGTTGATGCTTCAAAGCTTTCCGCCCTCTCTTCCGGCATAACCCCAGGGATATCTTTTAACTCTGTCTGCCCAGGTATCTCTATGTAAGGGATCTCCTTTGGTCTTGCCATGTTCCGGATCTCCCGGACCGTCATATCCGGTGTGACCTGCTCCAGCTGCTCGTCACTCATGCCAAGCATCTCCTGCAGCTGGCTCTTGCTGAAGTCCTTAAACCTATCATCTATGAGCGGACTGTTACCTCCCCTGGAAAACCTTGTGTTCCTGGTGATGTATCTGGATGTGGCAGAGGCACTGAGACCAAACCTGTCCATGGCATACTCATTAATGTTCTTATATCCTGCTTCCAGGTACAGCTCATTATCTCTGATATGTTTAAGGTAAAATCCCGTTGCGATCACACTGCGAACTGCTGACTGCAGGTTGGACCGGATAAATACCTCTGCATCTTCCAGAGATACATTCTGGTACCATTCCTCTACCTCACCGGTCAAAACCTTCTGATCCACTGCAAGGATCTCTGTTTTGTTCTTCTCTGTCTCCACTGTTATCTTCCCTCCCCCGTAAGCTGGCTGCGTACTCTCTCCAGGGCGATCGCATCATAGTCCGTATCACTCTGGGTAAAGTTATGAAAACGGTTCTTAGGACCTGTTTTAGGCGTATCCTGCGGTCTTGCTGAATCCTGTGTCCTGCTCAGCCAGCCATTAATGAATTTATCAATGCCTCTGGCTGTCTTCCTGTTTTTCGGATGCGAGTCAAGCCAGCCGATCATCTTCCGGAATTCCTGGTCCACATCAACAGCCGGATAAAGCTGTCCGTACTTCTCTACAGAATCCCTTGATACCGGATAAAAGCTTCCGTCAAGTAACTGCAGCTCATACACGGTATCCGGGCAAGGACTGCTTTGCAGCTCCGCGCCTATCATTTTATTTTTTTTACTTTTATTTACTTTACTTTCCTTTATGTCATTTTTTCGGGAAGTATCGTTATTCTTCCGGGAATTATCCTCATTTTTCCGGGAAGAATGAAAAGAAGGGTTCACTTTAATAAAGGGTTCCGTTTCATCCGCTTCCAAAAGCCAGAAACCCTTTATGACTACCGGTGTCTTCTTCGCCCTCTCTTTGACCGCAAGCTGATACCGTCTCTGTATTCCGGGTGAGGTGAGGATAGTGTCCGACTTGAAAAGTGTGCTGTCCAGTAGTGACCGTTCAAGCAAGAATGTCAGCACCTGCTCTATGAACCCATCTGAGAGATTCAGGTCTGCTGCCAGGATGAACTTAAGATCATCGTTCCATTCCATGTAGTAGCCTTTTTTGTAGATCTCGCAGAGTAAATAGATATATACCGCAATCCCGTTATTGCCAAACCTGGCACGCAGGATCCGGATCTTATTATCCGTGAAAAAATCGACATCAAGAGGAAAGTAACTAAGACCTGGCTTCTGCTGTCTTGGCATTTTCCTTTCCTTCCGTTATCTGCTGTCCAGCCTCCCACTCTTTGAAGAGCTGGATCCAGTCTTCTAATCTCATGGTGACCAGCCATTCTGACCGGTCCCTGCGGTGGAACACAGTCGGCATCTCTCCGGTCCTGGCGTCCCTTTTGGACTGTTCCATGGCTTCCTGGAGGTTTAACCGTTCCACTCTCTTACATTCTATATGGATGCCTGGGAGACCGGTCACATCCGCATCACCGCTGGCACCGCAGAACTGCTGCCCTCTGCGGCAGTCATAGCCGTGGTCCCTTAACCTTCCGGCCAGTTCCCGTTCCCCGCGTTTTCCTTTTTCCCGCTGTGACTTTCCCATAACGATCCTCATCTTTCTTTTAAAAGGGGCGGTGGTCAGAGACTTGGGTCATGCTCCGCCCCTTCAGGTACAACACCTCTGGTCATTTAATATCGTGACATATGATCCTGACCTTTAAGGTAGTAAAACAAGCTTTTCCAAATACGATAGATTATCCGATGATAGTAATACGATTTCTAAGAGCCATATCCTGTTCTGACAGGACTAATTCCAGATAATCCTTGATCTTTCTTACTGCTTCTGTCTTCCAGATGCCTCCCTCTGCTTCCACCAGCTTAAACTCCGGTGTCCCTCTGTCTCCGATACGGAATACAAACTGGCTGACCGGCTGTTCTACTTCCTGGAAGGTACGGTAAGGTCTTAACTGGACCGGGTTTGGTACGATCGCATCTGCCTTGGCCGCCACACCCACGGTCATGGTAGCCACCTGGGTGCAGCCGTCATCGGAATAGGTCTGCTCATTCTTTCTCTCGATATTTCCGGCAAGCAGGAGCACCGCATCCAGGTCCGCCGTTTTTGCGAAGTTGGCCTGCAGACTGATCATAAAGCTTTCCTGGTCGTACCACTGGTCAAAGTGGAAGCCAGAAACTTGGGCATCTGTTTCAAACAGGACCTCTCTCTTACGTTCCCCATCCAGGGCAGACATCAGCCTGACTTTTGTAGGACTTACTACATGGATGATCATCCTTCTGCCTTCTGTAAACTCTTCCCTGCAGTTTACGATGTAATCTGCCAGTGCTGAAAGAGTCGTGGCCTTTACAGGATCGGCATAATTAGCCGTATCATATCTTCTCAGTGTCTTGTTGGCATATGTATGACCGCAGATCTCCACTACTTCTGTTTTCTCATTTTCCCTGGCAAGATCTTCCACATGCTCCAGGGCATCTTTTAAACCTTCTAACATCGATCATCTCTCCTTTACTCATTTATCTTTTTTATTATGCCTGCTGTCTTCTCAAGTCGATCGGCCCGGTCCTTCTGTCTTCAAAGATCTCACCGGTCTCCGGATCCACCCTTCTGCCGGGGCTGACCTCTTCATAAGCAACTGCAGGGATCTCCTGTACCGGATCTACCTGCGGGAGCCTGCTCCCCGGCTCTGACATATCAATACGGCCCGTACTGGAGTCCTGTCCCACCAGGAACATGGTCTCCGCTTTCTTAAATCCGGCCAGTTTCGGCTTCACGTTATACTCTACTTTCAGGTTCCCACGTCCGGCCGGTTTGAACTTGATATTGATCGTCATTTCCCTGGCAGCTTCTGGATCCATGTTCGGATCCAGGATGTTCCTTCCGATCTGCCTCAGGGCCATGTTGAACTTCTCCTGAAGCCCGCCATTGCCAATGCTGTCAAATGTTATCGCCATGCCTTGATCACCTCCCTTCTATCATGCTTTCTAATTGAAAAAGTCATCCGCTGCATCCATCTGTGGCTGTGGCATTGAAGAAACAGGCTGCTGTACATCAGCTTTTTCTTCAATGGCCGGCTGTGTCTGTGGATCGATCACATCTCCTGCGGCATACTCCGGTTCTGCAGCTCCCATCTCTTCTGCTACATACATGCCTGCAAATGACTGTGGAAAAGCTTCCCTTAATGCCTGTACCGCCGCAACCTTACGGATCATAGTCGCGGGTTTCTTGGACCACTGGGAATTAAGACTTCCGTCTTTCTTCTTTCCTGCGTATTCATCAAAAGAAACTTCCATGCGGAAGCTGTGGCTTCTGTCCTTGCGGAATACTTCCGCATAGCCTCCCACTAATGTTTCACCGGGAAGCTTCAAAGTTCCCTGTCTGTAACTGATCTCACCTGTTTCTTCATTCTGGACGATGATGCCTGCTTCCATGCCGTCATAGCTTGCATGTGCTTCTGCCCTCTTGAAATATGCATCCTTTCCAACTACCAGAGTTGCCGGTTCATTTCCGTACTTAATGCAGTACGCTTCACGAAGCCATGGATTAAGACCGGTAAAGCGGCACAGGTTGATAAACATCGCAACTTCCTGATCAGATACTCTGTCCTTATCCCCGCTGATCAGATAATTCTTTACTGTTCCAGGTGTAAGTGTTACCTGCATACCGTTTGCCATATACTTTGTTGTTTCTACCTTCTGTACCGGCTTATTAACCAACTTATTTGCTACTGCCATTTCTATGTCCTCCTCTTACTGTTTCGGTACCGGCTCAAACCGGATGCCGTTCTCTTTTAAGAATCCTTTTAACTTCATCAGCTGTTCCCTGGTGGCATAGACCCTGAAGTCGATCACATTGACCGGCTCTTCTACGGTCTCCATTTTAGGTTCTTCTGCCTTAACTGGTCCTGCAGGATCTGCCTGTACGTTTTCCTGTCTTCCGGCTGCCATCACGCTCTCAGCTGCGGCTTTCCTCTGTGCTTCCTGCTCTGCCTTTCTCCTTGCCATTTCTTCCTGGTAAATCCTGCGGTTCTGTTCCTCTGCCTCCAGCTGGTTTCTTTTTGCCATAGCCGCGCCGATATCATAAGTCTCCAAAAAGATTTTCTTCATATCACCAGCATAAGGGCTGTCCACTTCGTTTAAAACAGCCAGGCCCTCATCCACCTTCTGGATCAGCGCCAGGATCTCTTCCTTGATGGACTTCATGGTAGTGGAAGCCAAGGCATATCTTGGCTGCATCACACGTTCAAACGGAAGATACTTGCCAATGTCATGGATGTTATCCTCATAGAACTCCCTGACCTTGGCGGTCTTCTCCTCACGCAGGCGTTCTTCATAGCCTTTGATCTGATCATCAATGTTAGATGCTGCTTTCTGGATCATGCCTGTCAGTTCCTGGACCTCTTTTCCGAACTGTTCATCCGGCTCCAGGAGCTTCTTACGGATGCGGGTACGTTCCTTCTTTAATGCATCTGATACCTTATTCAGTTTGGCCCTGTCTTCCTTGGCCTTTTTGATCATGTCATCTGTATAAACAGAATTGGCGTAGCTTTCTATTGCTGCTGCGATCTCCTTTTTAAGTTCGTCATAGTTCCAGTCGATCTTCTGGATAAAGCCCGTATCCTGCGGGCTGTAGATCTTCAGTTCCATCATGTACGCTCTCCTTTTTCTATATTGCCGGGAGGATCAGGTCCGGCCTGGTACCTGTGACCACACAGTTCCAGAACTTCCGTTCTGCTTCTACCAGGCACTCTATATCCTCCTCGACTTCTTTACGTTCAATAAAGTAATGCCTTGTCTCGATCCGCATCCGTTCCCCTTGTCCACTTTTGATCTGGGCCTTCAGGACTGCAAAATCGTATTCTGTTACTGCCAGATAATGAAGCACCTGGCAGAAGTAATTATCCGGGATCTTATCCCGCCATTTCTCCCACTGGGAACTCTGAAGGATGTTTGTGGTCTTGATCTCCAGGATCCCATGACATCCGGTACTGTCCAGAAGCTCCCCATCTAAAGAAGCATGCATCCAGGGATACTTAGAATTGGTAAACATGTTATCCAAATCATAAAGAACTTTATATTCCGGATGATCCAGCGCGAACAGCGCACGGAGATATTCTTCCGCCTCTGTCCCATACTGGACATAATCCTTATCAGAAATGTCTTCCGGAAGCACCAGTCCTACCTTTTCTTCCCAGAGCTGTACATTATCCTTATAAGGATTTAGCCCCACACAGGCAGCTGCATCCGAACCGCCTATGTGGTTCTTTCTCCCCTGCAGCCACTCTTCCCGGCTGTTAAACAGCTTTTTTGTCACCATTTACATCACCTTCCAGCTTCATAAGTCTGCCACAGTTCGGGCACGGAGTAATCTCACCCAGAAGAGACCAGTTACGCAGACCACAACTGCAGCTTAACAGAAAGAACGGTGATGTGATCTGGATACGGCTGTCTGGGTAGTGCTGCGGGCGGCTCATGCTTCCACTTCCTTCAGGTTCTGGTCCCGGATCAGACGCTCTTTCCATTCTATAAGGTCAGTTTCATCTGGAGCTACGATATCCTCATACGTTGGAACTGCCAGGATAAAATCCCCTACAATGGGATACCCATAAAAACGGGATCCTGTCCTGTTTAACGGAAGCTGCTTTAAGATGCCTTCTTCATCCACCAGCATCATTACTGGCTTACCAAAGTAGTCAAACATCCTCTGCGTCTTTACTGTCTCAAACATGCCACCCACAACTTTCTGAATGGCCCTGTAATCATCAAAGTCCACATCAACAACGGAAATTTCATTGCTGCTGGTGATCTTTATTGTCTTTGCCATCTTGCAATTCTCCTTCTCCCTCCGTATAATGAGGGTGTGATTTATTTTTATTACTGGACCTTCCGCAGTTGCAGCTGCCTGGGTCCTTTTTTATGTAGCCTCTGCATGCCTGTAAGCGGCTTCTCTCCATGCATCGGTTCTTCCTGATGCAGGTACCGCACTGGTCATTCCACACAGCCATCACAGCACCTGGACCGCAAGCGCAGCCCCAAGCATCATGAAGACTATCACCCACATGCCACCAGCTATAAATGTCTCCGTGATACCTACCCAGTCCACAGCTTTCTTCTTTGGCCTGGTTGCCTGTACTGCCACATAGGACAGTTCCATGCCGGTCTGACCATCATAGTTCTTGATCTTTGCCATTACTTCTCTCTCCTTTCCAAACTTTATTCATATCCCGGTACACTGGATCCGGTAATCTGCTTTAACTTCTCCGGATAGATCTTGTACCGCCAGGTCTTAGTCCCCGTCTTTTGAGGACTTAATACCATTCCCAGATTCATGCTTCCATTGCGCATGTACTTTCTTACGGCCGCTGCCGACAGCCCCAGGAACGGAGCTGCATCTTCTGGTGAAAGATATCGTTTTTCCATGTAAACACCTCCTACTCCAACAGCTTCTTAATGGGTACTACTAGATAGTCCTAAACTTCCATTAAAGGCAGAACATCATGCTGCTTTAACAGATCATACAAGAACAAACGCCCCTTCTGCGTCCAATAGGAATGTTCTTTAGAATGCTGAATGCCTTCCGAATCTGAAAAATTATGTGTCTTTGTCTTCAAATAACCATTTCCCTGATACTTCGCATACAGCACCCAAACATCTCCCTGCTTGAACTGGATACCCAGTTTATGAAGAATTGCATTAAATTTCTTTGCAGACATTCCATAGTCCTTAGCGATTACAGTGATAGCAATCAGATCTTTACACTGTAAGATCATGTCATAATAAGAGGCCTTGGGCTGCAACTCCTCAATGACCTTCTGCTGTTCTTCAACCTGACCACCAAGAAACTGGCAACGATCTTTCAAACTATTAATAGTCTGATCGGCCATTCGCAACGCTCTGGCAAATACCTGCTCCGGTGTGTTCCATGCTTTTTCCAATTCCAGGAAATACTCACGGTACTGTTTACCTTTTTCATTGCGCTGGATCATGCAGATCTGCTTCGCCATATCTACTGAAATCTGGTAGTCTGTAATCTCTCTTCTTACTTCGCGGTTGCCTTCCATTTGAACCCGCTCATTTTTGAGCATGTTGAAATCTTTACCTGCTTCAAATCCATACTCTATCATTCTTGGAAACCAGTCCTTAAATGCAGTTTTAATCTCTAACCCTTCGTGCAAGTCTCTCGCTGACACAGTCGGCTCACCTGCGCTGTATGTAACCTTAATTAACTCATTCATGTTATTCACCCTTTCCTGTAAAGATTTTTCTCAGTTCAACTGCTTCCTTGCTATTCTGGAGAATGCTCTCCTTAAATACATTGCTGTCTGTTGCTACCAGCTGAATGAGCATTGCTGCTTTTTGCAAACCTTCCTGTTTGCCTCTCTCGTATCCCATGCGGTATGCTTCCCGCTCCGGGGCATTCATAAATTTGTAGTGCATAGAGTCTCCGCTCGAATTGTAGCTTTATAAGTTACTCTTTAGCAAAAAAAATTGCGGTTGGATCCTCAATATGAAGCTCATCTATCATAATTTGAATCTCATCGCTCCCAAAAATGCCAATTTTCATTTTTTCATAAAATGTTTTAGGAGTTACCCCAATTTTTAAAGCTACATCCGACTGGGAAAGACCATTTTTAGCAATAATTCCCCTTAATTCGTCTGTTCTTATCATCGCATATCACCTCCTTGGTAACTTTGTAAGATACTCATATCATATCACATTTTCGTAACTTGTCAAGATATTTTTTATTGCTTTTATAACATTTTTGTGCTATTATTAAGTTACTTTAAAGGAGGAATTCAAATGACGGTCGGTGAGCGATTAAAACAATTACGTGAAAAATCAGGTATGAGTCAAGTTGACTTTGCAGCTAAACTTAATGTATCAAAACAGAATCTTTATAAATATGAAAATGATATTATAACTAATATACCCTCTGACAAAATAGAAGACGCTGCTAAATTATTGCATGTTTCTCCTGCTTATATAATGGGGTGGACTCAATGTAAAACGCTCCCCTCTGAAAACAAGAATTTTAATGACAAACCTACTACAGATGCAGATTTAGCTATTATCCAGCGCGAAAGAAACAAAATGTCAGATCGAGAAAAAACAAAACTAATGAATATATTAAAAGCTAATTTTGATGATTATAATTGGGAGGACGATGATTCTGGAGATATCGAATAGTCGTAGAGCTGAAATCAAGAGTTACGTAATTTCTGTTCTTGAAAACTACGGAAAACCATTTGTTCCAGTTAAAATAGGGGCTCTTATACGTTCCATGCACAATATTAAATTAATCACGTATAGTAGTCAGATACGTAAATTTCATATAACATATGAAGAATTAATTATTGATGCTGAAACAAAGGATTCTTATGCTGTTCGGAACAGAAAACAAATGCGCTATTGTATTTATTATAATGATATCGAACCTAATATTGTCAATTCCAATCGAGTCCGTTGGAATTTAGCACATGAATTAGGGCACATTATTCTTGGACATCATGCTTTTTGCAAAAGTGATAAGCTTTTTCGCAGTGGGTTAGCTGCTAATACTTACAACTATGTAGAAGCTGAAGCTGATTATTTTGCCCAACTAATTCTAGTACCTCATGTTGTACTGTATGCATTCAAAATTACAACAGCAAAACAGCTGAAAGAACTTTGTCAAATATCTAACCCTGCTGCTATCAGACGCTTTCGTGCTTATCAGCAATGGGAAAAACACATAAATGGAAATGATATTTACGATAGGCCTTTATTCCATTACTACTACAATTTTATTTATAAAAAGCATTGCCGAACTTGTGATGCATATATGGTTCAAGGCAAAGGAAACTATTGTCCGATTTGCGGAAATAAAACTTTACAATGGGGAGACGGAAAAATGAAATATACAACAAAAATAGTTTTAGACCAAAATAGTAAAGCCGTTCGATGCCCGGTTTGTGACAATGAGGAAATTTCTCCCGTTGGAAATTATTGTCACATTTGCGGCACTTTTCTTGTTAATCAATGTACCAATATTGGTAATACATATGGATACTGTGGTGAATTGGCTGCTGCAAATGCTCGTTACTGCGTTCATTGTGGTGCAGAAACTACATTTTTCAAAAATCACTTACTCAATGCCTGGGATCAATTAACCCCTAATAATTTTTTAAATATTCCAGATGATGTTTTAGACACTCCTAATAACACAACTAACAGTTTTGATAAAGATGACGATCTACCATTTAATTAATATATTATGAAATTGGCAAGGGAAATATAAAAAGAGCCCCTGATTAGGACTCTTGGCGCATAATCGTTATAGTAATTGGTTTTAAAGTATCCACGATCCCACCACATGGATCCGAAGCTGCATTTACAGGATGCATATCCCATAAATAGTCTCCAAGATACTCCAGCAATGTAGCAAGGTCTTCCTTGGTATAGCTGCCACTTATCTGGTGGCCGTCTCGGTCAGTAAATGAAAACCTTGCCTCTAAGTTACCTATTGTATGCTTATTCATAAAAGCACCACCTTTCGAAGGGAATAGCACAAAAACCTTTTGAAATTATCATAGCATACGGCAAAATAATATGCATTATATCTTCTTTAAACAAAGAGATATGCAAAGAAAGGAAGTGTCCACATGCCATTATTAAAAAACGATCAGTATACATCCGAAGACTACTGGAACCTGCCAGAAGGAACCAGAGCAGAGCTCATTGACGGTAAATTCTATGACATGGCACCGCCCAGCCGCATCCACCAGGAAATTTCTTATCAGCTATCAAGAGTAATCGGAAATTATATCGCAGAAAAAGGGGGAAACTGCAAAGTATACCCCGCCCCATTCGCTGTCAACCTTGACGCAGATGATAAAGACTGGGTAGAACCAGATATTTCTGTTATCTACGACCCGAATAAGCTTACTGATCGGGGATGCTCCGGAGCTCCTGACCTGATTATAGAAATTGCTTCACCAGCTAGTAGCAAAATGGATTACATCAAGAAAAACGTTTTATATTTAGAAGCAGGAGTAAAAGAATACTGGATCGTAAACCCGATAAAAGAATGGGTTACTGTATATCGTTATGAGGAAGATGCGGCGCCTACCAATTACACTTTCACGCAGCCGATCACTGTAGGTATCTACAAAAACTTAACTATTACCATTGCAGACTTATTAAACTAAACATGGAGGTGCTCACTATGTTATATCCATTTATGACATTGAATGACGGAACTGAAATTGTACATTCAGAAACCATTGAAACAGCTGGAAAGGAAAAAGTTGAGGTACGTATTGAAAAACCAGTGTATGGCGGTTTTCATTCAGCTACCTGCTGGCTTCCTGAATACAAATGGGAAAATATCGACGGCTTCTCTCCTGAGGATATTCAATATTTTCAAGAGTTATTAGAGTCGGTTGCGCACATTATCTTGCAGTTAGCACGAGAAGGTGGTATTGAAGGAGGTTTAGACGATGCCTCAGGTTTTTAAAATCGCTGGATATACTGTTTATTTCTGGGTTAATGAAAATGATCCTCTGGAACCGGTTCATGTGCATATTTCCAAAGGGGTTCCTTCTCCCAATGCTACTAAAATATGGATCACAAAAAATGGCAAATGCCTTTTGTGCAATAACAATTCCAAAATTCCAGATAAGCAGCTCAGGGTTTTTATGCAGATTATTGAAGCCCGCAGTAAGTCAGTGCTCGACTTATGGTATTCAACATTCAAACAGATTAGCTTTTACTGTTAAAAAGTAAAAGACCGCCCCTGCGCCAACAGGAACGGCCTCTTACATAGATCTTCTCTTGCCAGTCTCCCGGCATGATAATCAAAGCAGTGCATTAGAAAATAATGAAAAAAAAGAAGAATAGGTTTTCTATTCTTCTAATCGAAATATACGATGTATATAAAAATTAATTTTTTCGCCATATCTCTTACGTGAAAAAATAATCGGAATTATGAGTACTATAGCAGCTCTAAAATATTCGTTTTCAATAAAAGAAGTTAGAGGAATCATTGCTAAAACCATTACAAAATACAGAAAGGTTGTTATACAATATACATCAATTTTTTTATGATATTTTATAAAAAAATCCTCACCTATGACACCTCCCTACCTTTTTATTTAACTCAACTATAATCATTTTTGCTACTTATTTCAATAGATATTCTATAAACATTTATTACAATATTTTATTGCAGAAAGGATGTATATTTTATGCCAGAATTAAGCCGTTTTGAAGGAATGGTTATAAAAATGTTATTCAATGATACTGTACAGCACAACAAGCCGCATGTCCATGTAACATACGGTGAATATAAAGCTTCTGTCGGTATTGATGGTGAACTTCTTGCCGGTTCCTTACCTCAGAAGCAATTTAGAATGTTAGTGGGCTGGTTGGCTTTACACGAAGAGGAAGCTTATGCAGCCTGGAATAAAGCTGTACGTGGGGAACACTTTGACAAGATTAAACCTTTACAGTAAGGAGGTATCTGTATGTTTATTTTGAATGGAATTGTATATGCCAGTGAACGTCCTGAAAATATCGAAATCACACAGGCTACACCTTTAGAAGACATGATGATGATCCTAACCTTTTCCACTGGTGAACAGCGCTTATTTGATGCAACTGTCCTCACAGGGCCAGCCTTTCAGCCTTTAGCTGATACAAAGGTATTTAATTCATGCAAG